AGCACTTGCGAAGCAAGAAGGTAAACCAAAACCACAGATACCAAACTACATTGGTGAATGTTTCATAAAGATTGCCGAAGGTCTTTCACACAAGTACAACTTCATCAACTACACCTACCGAGATGAAATGGTATCCGATGGTATCGAAAACTGCCTGATGTACTTTGAAAACTTTGATGTTACCAAATCTAGTAATCCTTTTGCATACTTTACTCAAATTATTTACTATGCATTTCTTCGCAGAATACAAAAGGAAAAGAAACAACTCTATGTGAAGTATAAAGCTACCGAAATGTTCGGTATGTTTAATGAATCCGAAATGATGGGTTATGATGACGTACCAGTAAAGCCCTTTGAACTTTATGAGAACATTTCCGAATTCATTGAAACCTTTGAAGAAAACAAGAAGAAGAAAAAGGTTATGAAAAAAGACAAAGGTGTCGAAAAGTTTTTGGAGTAAACCATGTTATCAGCATTCAAACAATTTAGACCAAACACAACGGTAGGTTTCACATGTTCATGTTTTGACCTGTTTCATGCAGGTCATGTAATGATGTTAAAAGAGGCAAAAGAACAATGTGACTATTTGATTGTTGGTCTACAAACCGATCCAACGTTGGACCGACCGGAGAAGAACAAACCGGTACAATCGGTACTTGAAAGGTTCATACAGGTTGATGGTTGCCGGTATGTGGATCAAATTATACCATATTCTACCGAAAAAGATTTGTTGGACCTATTGACTTCTCATAAGATTGATGTTAGAATCCTTGGAGAAGAATATCGTGATAAACCTTTCACTGGTTACCAGTTATCCATGGATGTTTATTATAACTCCCGAAACCACAGCTTTAGCACCTCTGAACTACGTAGAAGAATAGAGGATGCGTACATCATAAAGAACTCTTAATGAAAATTGCAATCATAACTGACCAGCACTTTGGTGCAAGAAATGATTCCCTCCACTTTCTCGATTTCTATGAGAAATTCTATTCCGAAACATTCTTTCCAAAACTGGATGAATCTGGTGTCAAGACACTCCTGATTCTTGGTGATACGTTCGACCGCAGGAAATACGTAAACTTCTATTCACTTCAACGTGCTAAGAAGATGTTCTTTGATGGTCTAATGAAACGTGAAATCCTGGTGTACATGTTGGTTGGTAATCATGACACCTACTACAAGAATACCAACGAGGTCAATTCTCCAGAACTCTTACTCGAAGATTATCCCAACATTGTGGTTATCGAATCTCCACAAACATTACACCTCGATTATGGAAATGTAAAAGCTGACGTTTGCATGATGCCATGGATTTGTGCTGACAATTACGATGCTTCAATGGAAGAAATCAAAACTACCACAGCAACTGTTTGCATGGGCCACTTTGAGATTGAAGGTTTTCAAATGTATCGTGGTGCACCTTCACAAGAAGGTCTTGAGCCTAAGATGTTCAATAAATTCGACCAAGTTTTCTCAGGTCATTATCACCATAAGTCTTCTCGTGGTAACATACATTATCTCGGTAATCCTTATGAGTTAACATGGCAAGATCACAATGATCCTCGCGGATTCCATTTCTTTGACCTAGAGACACATGAACTGGAGTTTGTTGAGAATCCAAACCGCATGTTCATGAAGTTAGTGTATGATGATAAAACTGATGACATTAAAACCATTACCAACATGGATTTGTCACACTTAAAATCAACATATGTCAAGGTTGTGGTTATAAACAAGAGTAATCCATATCTCTTTGATATGTTGATAAACAACCTGTATAAAGTAAATCCAATTGACATTAGCATTGCCGAAGACTTTACTGAACTTGAAGAAATTGAAGAAAACGATGTTGACCAAGCGGAAGATACCACAACAATTTTAAACAAATATGTTGATAACCTCTCTACAGATTTAGACAAAGATAAACTCAAGACTATACTCCGACACCTCTATGTCGAAGCAATGAACGAAGAAATTTAATGATTACTTTTGAAAAATGTCGTTGGAAGAATATCCTTTCAACCGGAAACTCTTTTACTGAAATTGACTTCACCCGTTCCACCAATACACTAATCATTGGTTCAAATGGTGCGGGCAAGTCTACGATTCTGGACGCACTTACCTTTGGGTTGTTCGGTAAACCTTTTCGTAAAATTAACAAACCACAACTCGTGAATACAATCAACGGTGCAGATGCTGTTGTAGAGATTGAGTTTAAAATTGGTCGCAAACAATATAAGATCATTCGTGGTATCAAACCAAATATCTTTGAAATCTACTGCGACAATTTGCTAGTTAATCAAGACGCAAAAGCAAAAGACTATCAAGAACATCTTGAAAAGTTTATTCTTAAACTGAACTACAAGTCTTTCACCCAAGTTGTGGTACTGGGTTCTGCCGCATTCATTCCGTTCATGCAACTAACACCTGCTGACCGTAGAGCAATCATTGAAGATTTATTGGATATTCAAATTTTCTCCTCAATGAATTCTCTCGTTAAAGATGCATTGTCTACAATCAAAGATAACACTACCAAATACCGGTATGACATTACACTTACCGAAGAAAAGATTGGTTATCAAAAACAAAACATCGAAGACCACAAGAAACATAATGACGGTGAGATAAAGAAAAAACAAGAAGAACTGGAAGCTAACAACACTCAAGTTAAAACCTTACAGAAAGATGTTGAGTTAATTCAAAAGCATATTGATGTTCTTCAAACCAAAATTACCGATAAATTGACGGTCGAAGGTAAGAACAAGAAGTTCTTTCAATTGGAAGCTAAAGTGGAAGCTAACATTAAGAAGAACAGAAAAGATATGGAGTTTTACGAACAGAATGATAACTGCCCAACTTGCCAACAACACATCGAAGAAACTTTTCGTCAGACTCAGGTAAATGAACGAAAAACAAAAGTCGAAACGCAACAAAAAGGATTAAAAGAAATCGAGTCGGAGATTTTTAAGCTGAACGAGAGATTGGTGCAGATAGAAAAGATATCCAAACATATCACTGCTCATAACAATGAGATTGTAAAACATAATTCTACCATTTCAGCAGTCAACAAATACATCACTAAACTGAACAAAGAGATAACTGAGTTGTCTACCAGAAAAGATACTTTGATGGAAGAAAATGATAAGTTGAAAACTTTGAATGTCGAACTTGAAGCACTTCAAAAGGCACAAGAAGAACTTACTATTGAAAAGCAGTATTATGATTTTGCTGCCACACTATTGAAAGATTCTGGTATCAAGACGAAGATTATCAAACAATATCTTCCAGTCATGAATAAGCTCATTAACAAGTACCTCACTGCAATGGACTTCTTTGTGAATTTCAATTTGAATGAATCGTTTGAAGGTGAAAAACAAAAAATTGATATGAGTCTATTATTAACCTGGAGACAAATTGCCAAAATTAAAAATTCAACGAATACTAATTTATTAATTTTGGATGAAATATTCGATTCCAGTTTGGATGCCAATTCCGTAGAAATGTTAATGTCTCTGTTAAAGGAGTTGCATTCTGATACAAATGTTTTCGTAATTTCACATAAGGGTGACCAATTATTCGACCGCTTTCATTCTATAATTAAATTTGTAAAAAAGAATAATTTTTCGGTGATTGATAGATAGTTTTTAACTAAATAAACAGTAAAGGCAACTCTATCTCAATAATATGGAAAACTATAAAATATACAAAATTAGCAATAAAATTAATGGACATTTTTATATCGGGTATACAAAATTAACCCTAGAAAAAAGATTAAAACTACACACAAAATCAAAAACGAATAAAATGCCAATTGTTCTAGCAATAAAAAAACACGGCATAGAAAATTTTACAATTGAATTATTATTTGAATTTGATAACAAAAAAAATGCCACTGAATGTGAAATTAATTTAATTCAAGAAATGAAACCAGACTATAACATACACCGAGGTGGTACCGGTGGTGCTATGTATGGTCCTATGAATGGAATGTATGGTAAAAAACATACTAAAGAATGGTTGAAAAATAAAAGTAAAAGTATGACGTGTGCAAATAATCCTATGTTTAATAAAACACACACAGACGAAATTAAGGAATTTTTAAGGTTATTGGCGTTAGGGCGTGAACCGTGGAATAAGGGAAAAACTGAAATATATTCAAAAGAAACTTTAGAAAAATTAAAAAAACCCAAATCCCAAGAGCATAAAAACAAATTAAAAAAAGAATTTAAATTTAAATCGCCAACAGGTGAATACATAAATGTATTCGGTTTGACGGACTTTTGTAAAAATAATAATTTGAACAAGGGTGCAATGTCGGATATACATAACGGAAAAAGAAATTGTTATAAAGGCTGGTCGAAATAATGGAAAATATGATTGAAAATTTAGATGGTATTCTAAAGATTGATACCGGCGCAAACATCACACGGGTAGAAACAAAATCAATTGAAATCTTTGACTTGGTGCCAGACACACTTCACACGATGACGCAGAATTTTGATTTCGCTAATCCACCTGTTGATCCAAATAAATTTGCCAGTTCGTTGGTTGAAACCTGTAAGAAGTACAATGCTCTAGGTCTTTCTGCAAACCAATGCGGTTTTAATTACCGCGTGTTTGTTGCCGGCTCGGGTGATAGTTATGTGGCATTCTTTAATCCGGTAATTGTTTCGGTATCCGAAGAAAAGTCTAAAATGGAAGAAGGTTGCCTTTCTTTCCCAGATTTGTTTCTGAATGTGGAAAGACCAACTACAATTGAAGTAGTTTACCAAGACTTCACGGGCGCGGAGAAAACTGCCAAGTTTGCCGGTTTAACTGCTCGTTGTTTCCAACATGAGCTTGACCACATGAACGGAGTGTGTTATACTGAAAAAGTGAAACCTCTTGCTATG